GACAAGAGGTCACCTCCAGGTCAGGGGGATGGTTGAATCCGGTCATGGACGACATTCAGATCGACGACGCAGGAAATCTGCGGTGCTCACATTGCGGCGGCCGAAACTTCAGCGAGAAGCGCACGCGGCGGTCGAAGGTGATCGGCGTGTCAGCTGGCGTCGCGACCGTGGGGATCGCTGGCGCAGCAGCACCACTGGTGGCGAAGAAGAAGCTGTACTGCCAGGCGTGCGGCACCTACAACAAGATGGGCAATGCTCAGCCCTACTCGCCAAAGGCCTCGAAAGCCGCTGCGCCGGTGAAGAAGCAATCGCCAACGACACCTTCGAAGACGAACGAGGTAGCAGGCCTAATTCTCTTCGCTGTCCTCTTTGGCATCGGGTGTATCTGGGCGTTCTCTACCGGCCACTGGATATTCGGCACGATCGCCGCGCTGCTCGCGGTCTTCTCTGTGTGCGCGCTGTTCGTGGACACCGATACGGCCCCACCGAAGCCACCGACGCGAAGTACTGGCACCGAAACCGCGCAATTCAGCGACCCCGGCGCCGGTGGCCGCCTCGAGATGAAGAAGCCACACCGGCGGGTGAGTGACATCCAGTCAGATGACATCCGATCGAATGAATCCGACGACTAGGCCTGCAGCACGCGGGTGAGGTGCCCACCCGCGGTGACGCATCCGATGATCCGCAGCTCGAGCCATCGCCAGGTGCGCTCGGCGAGGATGCCAGACTCGACGTCGATCCCCGCAGTCTGCAGGTCCAGCTCGATCGCCGACCAGTGATCGAGCAGCATCGCCCACGTGAGTGTCGGCCTCTCCGAAGGCTCCTCGGGCCCGGCGGCGGACCGATACCAGGCACGGATTCCGATCGCCGGGTTGTAGTCGCCGCCGCCTAGGTCGTCCCCGCCGTACGCGCCCGGGACGCAGATGTACGGCCCCCAGCGGCCTTCTTCGTGGCGGCCTTGCGGGGTGCAGCCTTCTTGGTGGCAGCGCCCCGGGTTTTCCGGTTCTCCCCCGTCGTCGTCGATGGAGCGGACGTGGGGGCTTGCGGGTTTCCCAGCTCGTCGACCTCCGCGGCAAGCCAGGCGTCGGCCGCGAACTCGCCCATCCCGGCATGGATCAGGCAGTACTTGCCGATCCGCAGGATGTCCGCCCACGCGGCGCCGGCCTCCTTCAGCTCGCCGTAGACGCCGCCGACGTAGCTCCCCTCATCGACCTTCATCGTGACCACGTTCCCGTCGTCGTCCAGGCGCGGAACGCCGGTGATCGGATCGAGGACGTCGATGTCAATCAGGCGCGGCTCCCATGTCGCGCCGAACAAGCGCATGATCTCGCGGATCTCGCCGTCGTCGGTGAAGCCCATCATCGGGTTGTGCATGAGGTTGCGCAGCCGTAGGCCGTCGTCGGCCATCAGCGGCGGCAGGGTGAATGTCTTGCCGCCCCACTCGATCTCGAGTCGCGGCGACAGCAGTGCAGATAGATCCTTGCCCACGAGTTAGGCCCTCCTGTGTCGTGGAAGTGGGACGGCCGCCCCGGCCCCCTGGGGTCGGCCGAATGGGGTCAGGCGACGGTGACGGTGCCACCGGTGCCGTTGGCGCTGACCACGGTCACCGGGACGGTGAACACCGCGGTGAACGGGCCGCCGGAGCTGCCGGTGACGGTCACATTGCCGGCGCCGACGTTGGACAGCGCCTCCAGCGCAGACTTCAGCCCGGCCGCGGTCAGGGTGGTGATCGACGCGGTGGTCTGCGAGTCGACAGTCGCGGTGAACGCGGTGACGCCCGAGCCGAGGGTGAACACCTTGGTGATCGAGCCGGTCGGCTTGGTGATCGCGGTCGGGGCGCCCTTGCCGGTCAGGGTGCCCGACCACTTGTCGAGGGCGGGCGGCTTCTCGCCGTTGCGCGAGACCTTGCACGAGGCGTAGAACGCCTTCGCCTCGGGCAGCGCATCGGTACGCCAGTAGCGCATGTGGACGATGCCCGCCCGACCGAAGTTCTCGGACGCGTCGAGCAGTGCCTGCACGCCCGGGTCGGCGACGAACGAGGGGTCTTCCTCGCCCTTGGTCAGGCCCTCGATGTCGACGGTGAAGCCGTTGCCGACTGGGTACTCCGACTTCCATCCGCCACTGGACAGATCGGTGTCGTCCTCGGTGACCTGCTCAAACTTCGGCGCCCACTTCTGGATGCCGAGGATCTCGGTCCAGCCGCCGGATGCGGGCGCTGCACTCGGATCGGTGTCCTTGCCCGGCGCCAGGTCGATCTCGACACGGTAGAGGCCGGAAGTTGCGACCGACAGATCGGCGGTCGAGGTTGCCTGCAGGGGTGCAGTCATGATGGTGTCCCTCCTGGGTTGAGGCGGATCTCGTAGTTCGCCGCCACGAGCCAGGCGTCGTCCTCAGACTCAGCCGGTGCGGCAGATGCGAATGTCACCGACAGCGGCGACACTCCCCCCGGCCAGATGCCGGAAGATGTGGTGTGCAGGACCTTGTTCGCGGTGCGCTCGCGGTCGACGACCGCCGTCGGCGTTGGCCCGGGCTCGCGAAACAGCAACTGCACGAGGTGAAGTGGTTGACCCTCGAGACCGATCTCAGGGTCTGTGAAGTAGTGATTCAGCGCCACGGCCGACACGATGTTCTGCGGCAGCTTGCCGATCGTGATCACCGGGCGCGACGGGTTGCGCGGGTAGGCGCCGGTCGGGTCCCACAGGGCCAGCCCAGCATTGTGCAGGCGCTGCGCGAGAGATCGCAGCAGCGCCGTCGGCGAGACGGTCATCCGCCGAGCGCTCCACGGATGCGTTCGGCGATGATCTGCTGCAGCCGTTGCGATTCCAGGCGCAGTGACACCTCGAGCCACTTCGCCTGGCCGCGCTTGTGCCGGTACGACAGTCGCTCGTGCTGCTTGATCGCGTACGGGGTGTTGTAGCCGACGGCAGCCTCATTGCGTTGCGTCACCGTGCGCCCCGACGCCCGCAGCGGGCCGTCATCCAACGGGATGCGCGAGTTCGCCGACGCGAGAAGCGCTTTCGCTGCCTCGGCGAGTCCCTCCTCGGCGGCGGCCGACAGAGCATTCATCGCCTCGGCGCCGTTCCATTCGAGGGTCATATCGAGCCTCCTATGCGAGGGAGATCGAGTAGTAGTCGGGACTGCGGTCGAATCCGCCGATGTGCGGCGACTCGGTGATCACCGGACGCCAGTCGTCATCGCCGTCCACCCGCGCCAGCGACCCGACCGGAATCCGCTCGGTCACAGCCGACATCGAGACCTGCGTCGACGACACAACCTCGTTACCGCGGTCGTCGATCACCAGCTTGTTCACGTGCTTGATCCGGCCGAACAGCTCCACCTCGGTGGCATGGATCGGGCCGTATGCGCCGTCGCCGGTCTTGCGCTGCACCCAGAGTCGTTGGGTCCAAAAGACTTCGAGAGGATCAACCATCGACGCAACTCCCTGCAAAAGGTGCCCGCTCACGCCGGGCGGGGGCCTCAACCGGCGTGAGCGGACGATCGTGGGACCAGAAGGTCAGTAGTCGTCTCGCGGGAAGTGACCGACGGGCAGCGCATTCCGATTGATCCCGAGTAGCTCGTAATGCCAGTCGGTGAAGGTGAGGGCGCCGGCCGGATCTGCGAGCGTCGCCGACAGCACCGCGTCGTCGACTGCGCGCGACCACGAGGTGAATCCTTGCCACTGACCAGGCAGTAGAACGGCCTTGACGACCTCGACGCACACGATCTTCGCGGCCGGATCGTCGTCTGCGATCCCCGGTCTACGGTTGCGTATCCACGTCGACGCCGCCGACAGCAGAATCCCGGCGTACTCGTACTCGGCACCAGACAGCTCACGCCACAGCGCCGCAAGACCTTCGGCGGTGACGAACGGGGTCGACATGGCCGGGGTCATGACAGTGCTGCGATCAGCTCAGCCTTGGTCGCCCCATCGATATCCTCCTCGGACAGCCCGGCAGCCTTGGCGTACTGCTGCCACTGCGATAGCGGCGCGGTGCGCTTCGGCTTGCCGTTTCCCGCAGGCGCCGCGTCGGCGACCACCTGCAGGCCGGGTGACTCCATGATGGAGACGGACGACTCGCCGACGGGCACGATCATGCCGCGCCGAACGAGTCGCTCCGCGTCCTGCTCGGGCACGCCGTCGACCTCCTGGCCGGCCGTCCGGTACACGATCTCGCCGTGCGACCGGACGACCACCAGGGGCCGAACCACCCGATAGATCACGCCTTCACGTCCTCGAGGATGAAGCCGGCGTCGGCGTCCTCGATGAGCGGAACACAGACGCGACGCACGCGCGCGCGGTAGGAGTCGGTCCGCTCCTCGCGGATCGTCTTCGTCTCGGCTTTGGCCTCCGCGGCACGGGTGTAACCCGGCGAGGAGATGTTCTCCTCGCCCATCGATCCCAGGCGCTTGGAATCGAGCAGCAGTGCATTCTTGGCGCCGGCGGGCAGATGCTCGGACTGCAGGATGGTGATCCCGCCGAGCTGGCCGAGGACGCCGGTGTAGATCGGCGCCGAGCCATCCTCTCGCTTGAGCAGGGCCGCGATCTTCTCGTCGGATGCCAGCATGGCGGCGGTCTCGTAGTCGATCACGCACATGTCGATGTGCAGGCCCTTGCGGAGGCCCTTCACCACCGCCTGGGCGAGGAGCAGGTCTCGCAGCGGGTTGTGCCCGGTGGTCCCCCACGGTGCGATCGCGTCCTCGGAGCGCGAGATCGCCGACCCGACGGCGGACAGCGCGAGCGAGTCCACGGTCAGCGCCATCTCGTAGACCATGGCGCTGAACGCTTCCTGGACCGGATTGAACTTGCGGCGACTGATGGCCTCGTCGGTGATCTCGGCGTCGAAGCCGCGCTTGAGGGTGTGTACCGCGGCGGCGGTGCCCTCGCGCACGTTGGTCAGCGGGTACTCGGCGCCCGGCGCGATCGGCTCCGGACTCGAGGTGGTGCCCGGCTCGACCGGCTCCTCGATGACGAAGCTGCCAGACTCGGTGGTCTGCGACTTCGGCAGGATCGTGTCCGCGATCAGCGCTGCGTCGGACAACGTCTGGACGTACTTCGAGATCGACGTCGGGTCCTTGAGGAACCGGTGGATGGTTTCGGTGTTGCCGGTGACCGTGTACGGGCG